ATGGCGATTACACCGATGCCGACCAAGAATAAGGACTGGGGCTTTTGGGGAACCGCCCGGGTTTCTGAATATGATGTTGAAATGACGTGGGATACGGTTTCAAGATGGTTAGCAGATCGTTTAAATCTCACCGCTTTGCAGGTTCGGGATACGCTTGATAGCCGTTTGGGCCGACATCTTTGTGATGATTTGTCCTCCATTGACCGGGGGCCGAGATCTCCGGCAGTGATCAACACGCATCTGGATCGGCGTTTGAGCAAGGGAAACTGGAAGCGCCAATTTCAACAGTTGGCACGTTAGGCTGATAAGGCATTTCCGTTGAGAGTTGATTACAAAGCAAGCCGGGGCATTTACCCCGGCTTTTTGTGTTTTTATGCTGATACATTCCAGAACAGAACGCCGTCTGATGACCGATAGTGTCGGCATTCTTCCCATGCTTTTGCATCATAATAGGGGTTTGACGGGAATGGCGGTGTGTTCCGACATTTGGTGCTGAATGGAATGGAGGCGGAAAAGATTGCATTGGTTGCTTTCTTCCCCACCGCAACGGCACAAATTCTTGCCTCAGGCCAGGCTTTTGCCAAAGCTTTTGCAAGAACGCCGCTGCCCGCCGCGCACCAAACTTCATTGGGTTTGTAGTTAATCGCCTTAGCGACCCCAGCGATTTCGTTGATAGCTTCCGGCATATCTAATCCGAACGGCAACAGATGCGCTCCGCTTTCGGCGCAATACTGCCGGGCGCGTGACTTGACGACCGAGAGATAACCCGGTCGCACTTCGATAATGCGTGCGCCGTAACTTTCGGCCTGATTGGTATAGGCTGTACGCTCCTTTCTGGCAGGCACGAACAATGTCGCCTGTTTCCCGGCTTGATAGGCGGTAATTGCCAAAGCAACCTGTGCGCCGCCTTGGGCGGGACCGGCATAGACGACTTCATTCGCATCAAGCGTTTTCAGGTAAGGCAAAAGAAAGCGCGACTTTGTGCCGCCGGGGATCAGGTCGTCGCGGATAACCGCGACGCCTTCATGATGTTCTAAAACGGGTCGTTGCACGGCGTGTCTCCTAAATCCTGTTTAGCGATCTTTGGGTCGCCCTTTACAAACAAAAGCACGTTCTGGTGGGCGCGACCGGGTTTCCGGCTTTTTTCCCACTGACCGCGCACCCGTAAAGGCAGCGTTCCCAAGGCGTTAAGCAGCACTATCTCGCCATAGTATTTGAGGCCAGCCTCACAAAAGGAGGACCTCACGACCTCCGGAAGGCCAAGGTAAAACCCCTCCTTATCGCGAATATCCGAGACGACGTAGGCGGCAAAGCGGTTGTTCTTCAGGCGCTTTGCCTGCTGTTTGATGGAATGCCGCAGGCTTCCGGCAAACACGTCCCAGGGCATATTGGAAATATCACCTGCAATGTCCGAATAAACCTCAAGATCGCCATAGGGCGGACAGGAAAACAGGAAATCGGCCTGTCCTTTGAAATGCCGGTGGATCGACTTTCCGCAGGAGTCCAGACAGCGCCATTTCGGCATGGGGGCAGAGCAGAGTTCTTCAGCCTGTTTTTCGTTGGCTGCAACCTGCTCGGCGCGGATGTCAAAACCCATATAGTTAAAGCCCAGCCGGGAGGCCACCACACCCCGCACCGATCCTCCTGCAAAGGCATCAAAGACCAAACCACCACTGGGGACAAACCAGCGATAAAGGATTTCGCACAATACAGGATCAAAGATGCTGGTTGACGCCCATGCCGGTGTGTCTTTGTGTTTGCTGTTTTTGATGTGCGATGCCTTGACCGCATAGATGGATTTCAGGCTTTCCCATGTATCGTTGCGGCCAAGTTCGCTTTGGATGCCAAGATCAAGCCATTGGCGCTTCCGCGTTTGCCACCATCCCTGGCGGGCATCGAGAACTGAAAAAGGCGGGTAGAAAAAGTCTCTGTATAGCTTTCCATTACTCACTGGTTTTCTCCGAAGCTCAAAGGCTTTCAGAGGTGGTCCGCTGAATGGGACTCGATGGCATTAAGGGTCTTGCAGCGTGTGCATTTGACCCGGATAAAGATGCGACCGAATGCTTCAAGAAGTTTTCGACCGCAGGATTTGCACCGAATTTCGCGGTACTGTTCTTTTTTTGTTCCAGAGTTGATTGACTCTGTCATCGTCGACCTTTAGCAAAAGCCCCGCCGTTGCAACGGTGGGCGGGGCGATTTAATCGTGAGTGGTCGATCTCACTCGGTTAGGGCGGGGACACGCCCTGACCCCCGCCACTTTAGGCAGAGGGCATAACAGGAACTGCCGGAAACCCCTCAGCACAATCAAATGCCTTACAGGCATCCAGATCGTCAAGAGCGTCGATTGAAGCCTCAAGCCCCGCTTGCACGTTGTAGCAGGTGCCGACGAATTCGCCGATTTTGATAGCAAGATCAATGATTTCGTCCGAGGTCAGAATCGGCGTCGAATTGTCTTTTGTCCGCCATACCGAACCATTTTCGATCCGGCCTGCGAGAGCGAGGTTATAATAGCCGTTCAAGCGTGCCTGGCTGACATTGTCGGTGTCGATTACAAAGCTGTCGCCTGCCGTGTTTTGCCAATGATACCCGCCAAACATTGCCGTATCGCGGTAGGCCTTGACCTTGGCACGCAGCTTGTCTTTGCCTGCGTTCAACGATAGTGGGGTGACCTGATAGGACCAATCCGAATTGCCGGTTTCGGTATTAATGGTGCGCTTCATGCCGGTGACCACTTGCCATTCCTGACTTGGTTTGCCGGGATCGTTGACCGGGTAAATACCGTGCGCGTTCAATACGGCCACCGGCTGGGCACTCGCATTGGCAAACAGCTTGCCGTCGATCCCGCGCAAGGCCACCCCGGCTTTGGTAAACCGCTGAAACGTCCCGTTTTCGTCGTAAATATCAAACATCTGGTTGTCTCCTAGCGCGCAGTTGCGAATTTAGCCGGGGTCCGCCCAAATGCGGCATACACATAGTCGACCCCGTTTTCGTTGTAGTCAGGCCCGGCATCGCGGCATTTCCAGCCGTCCGAGACAAAATCGAAACCGTTCACGGCTTGGGTGGCGGCGGCGGCGCTGCTCAATACGGCATAGATTTTCTGCGGATTTCTTTCGCCTGCTTCGATCATATAAATTCCATTGGCTGCCGCCGAAACGCGACGCGGCAGGAACAGGCGGGGTGTAAAATCCATTGGGACGAATGGACCGTCGTTTGAGCCATTACCTGTGTAAATTCCGAAACTCTGCAAACCGGCAACGTGGCGCCAGGCCGCGATGATGTAACGGCCACTTGGCATTTGCGAACCGATGGTCAGGTTCAGCGCGGTGCGTGTCAGCCACCCCGTGTCATTTGCCGCCGCGCCCGTGCCGTTGACCGGGATGTATTGTCCTGCTGGCAATGAGGAATGGAACATGCGGATCGTGCCGCCATCAAGCGGGACCAGCATGGCGAAATCAATAACCCCACCGACATTGTGCGAGACCGTTGTCGGTATGCCATTGACATGATTGATTACACCAATCATGTCAAAACCGGCTTTGGAGCTACAACGAAACAGAAAGTCATGACGGGTTTCCAGCCATGGCGCAGCAGCCGCTGGATCGATATCAAATCCGTGATCGGTGAAAGCCGACAGACCCAACTCGTTGGTAATTTCGCCGCCAGCCCAATCCGTTGACCAGAACTTTCCGGGGCCACGCACGGTATCGGTTACGTGCCATCCATGACCACTGACATAATTTTTGGAAATCACCATTGCCTTGTTCGACAACAGACTGAACGGCGCATCCGTCACGCCAGCCCCTCCAGTGCTAATGCGGGTGGTGATGTATTTATCCGGGTTCAGGATTTCAGGACACGACGCATTTGAAGCCGATGGAACCGGGTCAAATCCGTCTGGGATGGCGTAAGCGAAATCGGCAGGGTCTGTCACCAACCTGACGTCTTCGTTGTGCGCGGTTGAACCGTCGATCATACCAAATGTTATTGGGCCGTCGCTTTGGAATTGTAGAAGCCCGGTCAGAGAATTACCGTTAAAGAAAAATTCTGCGGTTTTGTTGATAGTGTCGTAAGCAAGTCCAATCCGCGACCCAAACGCATATTGAGGAGCATATCCAGCGACCACAACGCCATCGACACTGAATTGGGCACTTGCGTGACGGATCGCGGCAACAGGCCAGTTAAGGCCCGCCTTCATTAACCCGATCCAATCTTCTGAATTGAGTACATCAAATTCAAAATAGTGTTGTCCTGGCGGGATTAAGGTGGTTTGGGCATTGGCAGAGGCAGCGCTGAATGGCGTGTATGCGCGCATATTTCCTTCGGCGAAGGTTGCGGTTCCAAGGCTTGGGTTCAACAGCGGATTGAACATGAATAGTCGATTATTAGTCGGCGTGTCTGTGACCTGATTGTCGGCAGTCAGGCCAGTGGCGGTGAAGTGATTGCCATTACCAGACACATCGTTGCCGAGGTTCAGCGGGTCGGCAAAGTCCAGGTGGAAACCATTGGCACCGTAAGACCCTGTATATTTCTTTGGCACCCAAACGTCTTCGGAATTCCGGTAACCAAAATCGTCAGGTGTCGCGAGGATACCGTCAAGGAAGATTATCCTTGCAACATAAGATTTGCCGTAGCCACTACCAACCGGGCGGGTGCCGATGATGTGGTTAACGGCCCCATTGATCGCTGTAGCCGAACCTAGAGCCCCTGCAACGTTTGCGTAATTGAGTGCTACTTTTTCATCGAAAACATAATAGCTAAATCGGTCAGCTTGCGGTTGCGAGCCATCAAAATTGACCAGGACAAAGCGCCACCCGGCAAGATCACGATAGGCACGACCATCAACTTCGGTTTGCGTGAAATATCTGGTCGATCCGTTACCACTATGAATGTCAGCAGGTGCCAGAACGGTGGCGTAGTACGATGTCGATGGACCGGCGGCGAAAGTTAATGCGGCATTAGCTGCACTGGTGGATTTTGCCCACGCGCAAAAAGACCAATTCGACTGGTCACCAGCAGCCATAACCCGTGAAAATTGCGAAACTGAACCATCGAGCAGACACGCAAAATCAATCGGATCACCGGGATCGCCGCAGCCGTAAATGGCCGGGGTTGGTTTGCGAATAAGGCCCATTACGCAGCCCCCCGCTGGCTGATATGCAGGTCAACCAAGTCGCCATTGATCGTCATATAGATCAGGTTGACCGCATTGGCGTCCGTGTTGATTGAGCCGTGCGCGATGCGATAGGCCGCATCAAGGCTGATTGCGTGGCCACCTGCGCCGTCTATCGTCAGGACCAGCACACCGTCACCACCGTCTGGTATCGGATCGGGAGCGGCAATCGTCACGTCCTCATCAATTGTCAGCGTCCACTGGTTATTCGCGACCGTATCAGGCGTTGCCACTCCGGCCTCGATGGCCAGCGCCACCGGCGTTTGCCAGAAACCTTTAGTAACGGTCGCCGAGACGTTGCGCATCAGGGCATCGACCATGCCATTTGTAACAGCCGCTTCGATGGCCTTGCGAAGCTGTTGCAAATCACCGTTTGAGGCGGGCGTGGGGTCGGTCTCGGTGCCGAGGTGATAATTGATGGCGTTGACGATCTCGCGCATGGTGTTTTCCCATGCCTTCGCGCTGACGGCATCGCCTTCGATATCCTGTTCGGGGTCGCCGTCGACGTAAGGGGCTTCACCAGTTTTGCCGATGGGCGGCACATATTCCATTTTCAGGCTCCTTCGTAGGCAAAGGTGAGTTTGATATGCGAATGGTTGATCCGGCTGAGCATGCAGTTGAGGTCTTCGGCTCGGGCAATAGTCAGTTGCTTTTCACCACCGCGCGAACTGCCACCGCGAAACCATGTCAGGCGAGCGTGCTTGATTTTGACTGTCCACCAATAACGACATTTATGGGGGCCGCTGACGTGGTCTCCACCGCGTGACAAACCGCCGACGAAGGGGCGGCGTTCGATGACTTCGGCCTCGTAGCCAAGTTTCGCGGCCAAGGTGACGATGGCCTTGGGGTTTAAGCTGCCAACACGGGTTCGTTTTTCGTGAATGGCGGCACGGCGTTCCTGCAAGGTGCTGTAGGCCATATGATCGCAATCGGGCAGGCTGAAATCTTTCTCCCATTCAGGCACAAGCAGGTTTGCACCGAGTGGGAATGCTTCAATCATCAGGGTTTCGAGCGCGTTATCCTCAATTGCAAATTCTCTGGCAATCGCGGTTATCATCCCGTCGCGGTTATCGGCCCCCTCACGCGGGAAGGCCGGGCCTTGCGGCAATCCGGCAATCATTGCGCGGGCGTAATCGGTGGTTTTGGTGTCGATGCTCATGGTGTGGCCTCCCACAGCACATCGTCGCCTAACAGGATGCGCGAAAGCCAAGGCATGTCATTGACCCCGCAGATAACATCATCTGCGGGGATGGCCAGCTTGTGATAGTTTTCGCCAACCGCAGCAGATACCGCGCCCGTGATCCAGCTTCTTCGCACTCTCACGCCGGGTTCACCGATGGAGCGAAACAGCGACTGGACATTGGCGGCAATGGCGGCCAGCGTCTTGCTATCGGTCGGGGTCAGGCTGTCAAACACCAAATTAATCGGGTTAAGTGTTGCTGCAATCACAAAAACCTGTGCCGTTGCCGGGCGTCCCTCCCATTGGTTCGTGATCGGATTGATATAGCCTTCTATGTGGTCGGCAACACTTTGGCGCAGGGTTTCAGATGCCACCGGCCCGGTAGGATCGTCATAAGCTGCAATACGAACCGTGACGGTTCCAAGGCCCATGGCAAGCGGCGTCACCCAAGCGTGCGTCACACCGGCAACATCAAATGCCAGGCGTACGTAATCGGCGTCGTTGCCGCCAATTGGCGGGTTGGCCTGGCGAAACAGGATACGGGCGCGAAACGCTTCAATTTCTTCGATCTCGCGCCCTTCGGTGAAGGCGGTCGTAGCGGTGGCTGCTGACGTGATACCGGCAACCGGGGAGATCAGGGAGAGGGTGGTGCCTGCGCCAAGGTTCCCCGCTATGCCGGTTGTTTCTGCTGTTGCGGCAACCGTGGCAGAACCGGCTGAAATCGATACTTCGGACGCGGTTACGTAAAAGTTACCCGCTGCATCCTGAAAACGTGAACCTCCAGGTAATACCGCGCCGTTGCTTCCTGTAACTGTGATTACGCCAATTGCCGCCTTGGCCTCGTGCCGGGTCATGCCAAATTCGGTGGCAATGTCCAGTAACCCTTCCTCGTTTGCTGTTCTCGTAAAGCGTTGGCGGGCCTGCCATGCGATATGCTGGTGAATGTCGTCAATTTCGCCCGCAATTTCGGCAGAAAGCACACCGATATTCGACATGCGACCGGGCGTGGTGGTCAGCTTCAGGCCTGCTGCAATCCCGGCGCGCAGACGTTCTTCACGGTCTTTAAGCGATGTGATCGGCCAAACCATCAGGCAAGTTCCTTCAAATCATAGGTCTTGGTGGCAGTGTCATAGACAAAACCATAGCGTTTTGATTGCCGCATGCCGGTCAGATGCAGCGTTAATTGCGCTTCGATCCGGCCACGATGTGCGGCTTTTTGCGCGATGGCGGTAATGCCAATCACCGGGGCGGCGGCCCCTTCGGTTTCGTCAATCATGAAAGTGCAGGCCTGTTCGAGGGCTTCGGCAACCTTGTAGGGTTTGTCGGGCGTGATTTTTTCACGCGCCAGAAGCCACAACAGGCTGCCGTCGGGCGCATCGGATGTCAGGGCCGATGCCCAATGACCGCGCGGGTCTTGCCCTGCATTGACCGCGCCATCCGGGGCACGGGCATCGCGAAACAGGGCGTGGATAAGCATTGTTATCAGGGCGTCGCCGACGACAAGGTCGGTGCCGTTGGTGGCGAAATCAAAGCCGGTTTTGGTTGGGTTGGAAAATGCAATATCCATTACGCAACCTTCATTTTTTCGGACCCGGAGACAATCGGCCACAGCCCCGCAGAACTGCCCGAGCCGACATTAACCATGTCACCGACACGGGCGACGGGTTGGCCACCTTCGCCACCAAAGGAAATGTCATTGCAATCCAGCGATGCGCTTTGTGCTGCTATGGCGACATTATTGGCGTTAACGGTGACATTGCTTGCCGTTACCACCACTTCTGGGGCTTCGACTTCAACCTTTGGTGCTGTGACTTTGACGGTGTTGGGTGCCGATACGGTCAAGGAGCCGTCGTCATGCAGCCAGATCGTCTGGCCGAACTTTGACCAGACAATAACCTCACCATCCTTGATCCCTATTGGGCGATAACGCGGATCGCCAATGATAAGGGCGGTTAACTGGCCTCGCTGGCCCAAAACCGATGCCATGAAAGCCTCGGCTCCGACGAGAGGCCGGGCCGCAAGCCCGTAGGGTTGGGCGTGATCGACATCGTTTAGCAATTCACCGGCAAGACCGGATATCTGGACCCGCTGGATTTTGCCCGTCTGATCGGCATAAACCAAGGTGACATTGCCGCGTGTGAACAACATGCGGATACGTATTTTGATCGCATCAAGTGCGTCTTTGATCTGTTCAAGGTTCACCAGACATCTCCCGTCGCTTTTTCAGGTTCGGCGCGCAGGTCGAACGCCTCGGGGTCAACCAATGTCAATGCTGTTTCGGGAGCGCTTTTGTCGGTTACAGAAAAGACAACTTTCTTGATCAGCCGTTGGCCGCGATAGCCTTCGATCTGGTCGTCAAGGTTTACCGTTTTGTTGATGGCCCAAAGCTGGCCGCTGTCCGTTCGCCAACCATCCACCGTATAGGTGCGGGTTTCGGCGCGTGCGGCATTCAGGGCGGCGGTAGCCGTGGCAAGGGCCTGCATGGCGCTGGTATCACCCGGTTCGTCAGCAATGATGATTGTTGGGCTATAAAGGTTCATGCCTGCATCGGTCGCGCGGCCTTCTATCTTGTTGTGATCTGAACTTCCCCAGTCCGCACCTTTGTTTTGGGTTCGGCAGATATATTGATCATGCCGGTCTTCAAGGCTTTCTGTCAGGTTCAGACTTGTTGCATTGCCCCCGGTTTCACTCATGGAAATGGTATCGATAAACGAGCCGCCTTTACCGGGGATCGTTAGCGCCAGGTTGCCGTCGGCGGTCGCATGAAACAGCAATCCGCGGTGGCGGCAAATGCGCTCAATAACCTTTTGTGCGGTATCACCTGGTTGCGCGGTGAATTTCTCGAACGTCTTGCCAACCGCAACATCGGCCCGCACCGACACGTCAAAGGGTTTGCAAATGTCGGTAATGACTTGCAGAGCATCTTGCCCCGCCCATTCAGCAGGTGAGCGCAAAACGCTACCCTTGAATAACAGGGCTGTTTTGTCTCGACCGGTGATTTGCAGGTCAATCGTGTCATCCACGGTCAGGGTGCGCGCAGCAATGAAACCAGCGATCACGGTTTCACCATCAAGCGTTAGTCGGCATGTGCTTCCCAGGCGGATTGCAGGCACGCCCGGTTCAGCATTCCGACGTGTTAGGCCAAGAGTGAACTCCCCAAAAACGCCGTCAATTGATTTGGTGATTGTGGCGTCAGACCAGCCATCCCAAATGATGCCACCAACGTAGAGTTTGACGTTATTCATTTGCCCCGTCTTTCAAATACAAAACCGGCTTTGCCGCCGGGACAAAAGAAGCGTGCCGAATGCCGTTGAGTGTTGCGATTTGCTGGTCGAGCGACCCAGTCAGACGATAGGCCGTCACGCGGGCCGGAGCATCTGCTTGCGGTGTTTCCGATGCCAGCCACGGCAAGCCGGTGCTGCGTTCTGAAATGTCGCGTGATACGGCGGTGCGTAGATTCCGCAGTGATTGGCTGCGCGCGGCATTTTTCATTGGATCGTCTGTGGTGGTGACAGACGCGGCTGAGGAAAGCGCCTGTGTCAGGGTGTCGCGTACGCCAAGTGCTTGTTGCAGATTATCAAACTGCGTTACCGCAACCGAACGGGCGGCAGTGATCGCTGTTGCATCATAAAACGCCTGCCCAACCGAAGCGGCGTTCATTGCTTCAGACGAATTTGAAGCAGATGTCGCGGCAAAGAAACGTTGGGACAGGCTACTGATTTGTGGTGAAACACCAACGCTGCTTAATGCCCCGACATTGTCCTGGGCAGCGGCCCAGACCTTGCCGGAATTTTCTTTGAGCGTGCCGACAAATGACGAAACACCTTCCGGGCTTGCCCCGAAATAAGTTGCGAGATCGCCCGAAACACCAAACGCGCCATTCATGAGCGCCGGGGTTCCGACCGATGCCATTTTGATCGCGATGTCTTCGCCCATCGAAATTGCCGATGCCTTGAGGGCGGCGGGGGTGACGTTTTTGGCATATTGAAACAGCTTGATCGACGCCTTAAGTGCCTTGCTGTAATCAATTTTGGACGGGTCGTCAGCCGTGGCGATGTCGAGATTATAGGCGGCGGTCGTGCTTTTCTGTGCGGCGTCGCTGGCAATCAAAAGGTTCGCCTGGGTATCAATGCGCGCCACCGGGCCGGTTGCGTCGCCCGCCTGAACGAATGTGACGTTGAAATCGGCAACACCCAGTTCGGTGAAAACCTCGTCGTCATAAACGCTTTCGACAACAACCGAAATCGTACCGCGTGTCGGGTGAACAAGCGGGCCGGGGCCAATTTGATCAAACGCCGCTTCAAGGGCCGCACGGCGTTGCAAGGCGTCATTGCCAAGCAGATAAATTTCCATCTCGAAGGCGAAATCATCGACGCCCATATCGGTGACGCGACCACGCTTTGCAAACGGATAGTGCTTTTTATCGATGCGATGCTGTGAACGACGGCGGCTTTTCGTTACATGGAATTCAATACCGCGAAACGAGGCCTGCTGATACTGACCGAGATCGATCATGGTGCGCCTCCAACCAATCCGCCAACATCAGACTGTGGTGCATGAAAACCGCGTCGACGACCGGGCTGGTTCTGCACGCGCGTGTTGTCGTGCAACGCCTTCGTGAGGTTCGCAAGGGCGGCATGGGTTTCCGCATTGCCTTGGCCATCGTTGCTACTTGGCTTCTCGTTGCCCGCGATACTGTCATACAGTCCATTAATCGCCGCTTCGCCGAAATAACTGCCAAGGCCTGCGCCAATCAATCCACCGAGAACGGTGCCGATAGGACCAAGCAGGGTGCCCGCAGCAGCACCCAGTTCGCCCCCGGCAATTGCGCCGCCAAAGCCACCAGCAGCACCTGCCGCGCCGCGCGTATCGCCTGCGATGAGAGATGATCCGATATCAACAGCACCGAGGGCCGCGCCCAATGGGCCAACCCCCCGGACCAAACGCCCGGCTTTCCCGCCAAGTGAGGTTAGTCCTTTGGTCACACCGCGCGGAACAAGGCTTCCGGCGCGCGAAGCGAGACGACCAAGACGGCTGCGCGAACGCCCACCAAGGCTTCGACGGGATCGGCGATTTGACGTTAAGTCGCCTGATCCGCCAAAGCCGCCCCCGGTTGGCCAGTTTGTGACCATCACAGGGGTAGCAGCTGCACTTGAAAGAGCGCTGGCGGCACGGCTGCCTGCCGAACCACCCCGCCGCAACCCTTGGGCAAAACGAATGCCGCCAGCGACGCCGCGTACCGCCTTGTTGACGGCCCAGATACCTGCGGCAGCGGCAGCTCCGGTCGCGGCAATGTTGAAAATATGTTCGAGCTGATCACTATCAAGCCCCTGAATGGCGTCGGCGAGGTCCTGAATAGGCTGTGACAGGTTGTTGTTAGCCAAGCGGGTAAAAGCCGAATTCAGGGTGTCAACAGCGGCGGCCATCGTGTGCGTTTTGTCGATAGCATCCTGTACCATCTGGTTGCCATCGGCTGAGACGCCCATCAGATCAGACAGCATTGTGAATTGGCCTGTCTTGTTAAAGTCGGCCTGCAATTGGGCAATGGCATTTCGGGACTCTTCGCCGAATATGCTTTGTAAAATGCTGTCTTGCTTGACCTTATCCTTGACCTTGCTGACCTTTGTCAGGATGTCGGAAAGAACCAGATCAAGTGATTTACGCGTGTTATCAGGATTGATAAGTTTGATGCCGTTTTGTTCAAGTTTTGCGCCGTTTCGCTGTATATCGGCGATAACCGCATTGATTGCGGTGCCGGTTTCGGCGGCATTGGTGGTGGTGTCCTGGGTGGTTTGCATGAACGCGCCAAGGAAATCGAGTGCGCCTTGCCCTTTGTAACCGAGGGCCGCAAATTTTGAGGCCAACGGTCCCAATTCGGTCGCCATGTCCTTGAACGGCATGGAGCCTTGCTTGCCTTGTTCAATCAGTTTTGCCAGTGCGGCGCTGATCTGATCCGGTGTTTTTATGTCGAGTTTCTTGAGCGCGGCCACGACTTTCGCGATGTCGGGTGCTGCCGCCCCCGATGCCCGCATAGAAATCCCCATATTTAAAATGTTGTCGGTCGCGAATTGAATGTCGCCGGTAAGGTCGACGACGCTTGAAATACCCGCAACCAATTGCGACACATCAAGACGTACTGAAGGCGTGTTGGCGACATCAAGCAGCTTCTGTTTGAGTGTCGCCGCAGCATCATCGGTCAGGCCTGCCTGAACCTGAATATCTTTAAGCTGCCGGTCGAAATCGATAACCCCTTTGGCGGCAATACCGACGCCAAGCGATGAAACAAGCCCGGTATATCGGTTGCCCAAGCGATCAATCCCGTTCGAGGCACTGACGGACATTGAACGCAACCGCCCGAAATCCCGACCAGCATTGCTGACCAGGCTCTTGACCGCGCCCGCCATTGATTTGGCGGATGCGGCCAGATTGCCTTTCAGATCAACTTGTACCTGGGATTTGAAATCGGTCATTTTGCCTGTTCAGCCAGTTTTTTGAGATAGCGGATAAGATGTGCCAGGCGCATGTCACGAACGTCACGCAGTGACGATCCGGTCAGGCGCGACAGGGTTAAAGCCATCGTTTCAACCTCGTCGCGTGAGGCGATCAGGCGTTGCCCCTGGACAATGCCTGGCGCGATCCGGTCAAGCCTAAGCGCGGTCAGGATTGCTTCCGGCTTCGGCTTCGTCTCGCCCCCCGGCTTTGCGATCTCCGGCTTCCTTTTGCAAAAGCAGTTCGTCGATTGCATCGCACGTCGCAATCAGTTCGCGATATTCGGCTTCGGACAAGGCGCGCAAGTCTTTCAACTGAACCGGGCCTTGCAGTTCCTCGCCGTTTTCGGTTGAAAGGCGTTTGATCTGGCGACGGTAACGTTCGGCAGAAACGATCACCGGGCTTTCAACAATGACGGGCGACCCATCGGGGGCAAACCGCACGACTTCGCCCGCCTGGGTGGCATCAATGGCGTCGCCTGCTGTGAGGGCGCTGATTTCAATAATCGGATAGGTTTTTTCACCGATCCTGAAACCGGTTTTCAAGGTATGAACATAAGACATCAGGCTTTCTCCGCGCTTGCGCCTTCAAGGGTCAGGGTCCATTTGGCGCTATCGCCATCCGTCAGTTCGGGGTCTTCGGTCATGACCATTTGGGGAACGACCCAAGCCTGTTCGGAATAGTCGTCGGCAAAGCGCACGGTGACTTCCTTGCCAGCGGAAAGCCGCGCTTGGATATCGAAGTCATTGCGCGCGGCAACATCGCAGGTCAGCTTCGACGTGTTGGGCATCACGCTTGCCCCAATATAGCCGCGTGGTCCTTTGTGGATTTTGCCTGTTGGCAACCCAAGCTGGAATTTCCCCGTTCCTTCGATGCTGGGCAGTTCATAGCCATCAACAGTGATGACGGCGGTGCCGAAAATCGTAGACATGAATGATCCTTTCGTTAGATCAGGCGAAACGCAGAACGCACCGCAAGCTGGTGAAACTGATCCATCGGGCGCGGCTGGTCGAAAACATCGAGACGACCGCGTTTTTGGGCATTTTTGTTGGCAAGGATATCGGCCTTGTAGCCTGCAAAATCGTCCATGATCCCCGCGTCAACCATTGCTTTGTAATGCGCCAGGAACTCGGCGATGGCGGTATTCGGCGTGACGATATTTGAAGCAAAACCGGCGGCGGGGTTTCCATTCATACCCAGCTTGTGACGCGGGTATTTAAGCTGGAACCGGTTGATCACCGAGCGGCGGTAATAGCTCATGATCATGACGGTATTGAGCGACTTGTAAGCGGTGTCCTCGGCTCCAACCGTATTGGCGCTGTAGGTGGTTACCGCGCGCTCGATATGGACCTTGCCATCGGTTGCGACAGTGTGCGTCGAAATGCCTGCCGATAGCAGCGTTTCGTTTTCAGCCGCACGGCGACGCTTGCCTTCTGGCGCACCCATGATCCCGACCAGCTCAAGGGTCTGGAAAGGCCGGGCCGGATCAAGTGCGCCGTAATACATGACATTGGCGGCGGTCGAGGCGGCCCAGACCCACGGCGGCGACAATGCGTCCTGTGTCGTATCCATGATCGCAATGTTCTGGCTGTTAAGTGTTGGTGCATAGGTTGCCAGGGCGGCAACGCCGTCGCGCTTGGCGGCGAATACCCGACCATCCAAAGCCGATAGAGGCCCCCAGCGCAGATCAAGTTCGGCGCGAAGTGCCGTCATATTGGGTTCGTCAACATAAGGTGTGACAAATCCCTGATATTGCGTCAGGTCGTCAAGCGCATCGATTGCGGCGGTCAGGTCGGGATTGCCCGCCCCATCCGCAAAGCTACCAGTACCAAAGGTCAAACCCGGAGTAACTGTGTCGCTGTTGTAATAGCGGGTGGCAAAGGTGATGTCGTTGCCGGTTTCGCCCTTCCATTTGCAGGTCAGGGTCAGATCGGCCCCGACAGCAGATGCGATAACCGGGCAGGCCGGATCATTATTGAACAATGTTGCGAGCCGACCTGCAACATCGGTGGCGGTATCGCCGGACGCAATGCCAAGCTGATAACGGGTTTCGTTAAGGTAAAATTGCTGGGTGGTGGATCGTGTTGCCGCACCGGCAAAGGTGCGCGTCAGGGTCGCGGCGACACCGGCGGCGTTGTCAGCGAGCGTAATGACCAGCAATTCCTGATAGGGGTTCACTTTGCGAAAGGCATCAACCATGCCGACCAGCATCGAATCCTTCCCAAACAGGACGCTTGCTTCAGCACTTGTGATAACCTGATAGACTTGGCCAGCAATCGCTTCGGGATCGGTGCCAAGCTGACCGAACATTACGGTGCGCTGTTTGAACACCGGCAAACCGCTGGATGCAAGACTGGGATCAATCTCGACATAAATGCCAGGCCGATAGATGTCGAGCGGGATTTGATTGAAGCTGATCTCGGGCATCGGGGATTACTCCTTTGTTTTGGTCGATTTGCCCGAAAGCTTTGGCGGGCGGGACTTCTCGGCTTCGCCGCGCAGGATGAAACGCCGGTAAAAGCTGGTGTTGGGGACCAATGCGCCTTCGGCCCCAATCGGGTCACTGTTGTCAGGCATCGGGATACTCATGCCAGGGCACGGTTTGATATAAATCCTGTCATTCATCCGTCGTCCTCCTGTTGGGCGATGTCGGCTTCGATTGCCGGACTATCGGGGCCACCCACTGACGAACTGACATGGATGGTTTTAAAATCGTCCAGGGCGTCGGCGTCGAAATTGCCGGTTGTGGTAAAGCGTGTGGTCCAGGCAAAGGCATAGATCGCGAGATATTCACGACGGACCTTTGCCGAGAAAAGGTTGCTGACACGGGTGGGTTCAAACGCCCGGTCAACGCCGTCGGGCGCAAAGCCGTCTAGCGCAAACAGGGAAAGGTCGATCAAATCGAAGGCACCAACGATTTTGCCAGCCCGGCCACCGCCGCGCGCCTGTTCGTCGTCAATCGATTTACCCGCGACGATCAGGGCAAAGGTTGCATCAAAGCTGTTGGAACCGCGCACCTTACGCGGTGCAGGTGTCATGCCTGCGAAAGTCACGTAGATTGCGGGCGCGCGCTGGGCGATATCGGCCAGCAGATCGTCGTCAAGCTGCCCACCATACGTTTCGATTGCGACTTTCAGATTTTTGTCCTGACGAACGGTTTTAAGCCGGTCGCGAAGGGCGCGTTCAAGCTGGGCAATCATCCGCGTGCCTCCCGGTGGGCATTGCGAATGAAATCGGCAACTTCGCCGCGCATGGCCTTGATATCGTCGTCACCGATGCCGATGAAGGGGCGGGCGGGGATGGTTACACTTTTGGCAAAGACCGGTTTGCCATTAATCTGAAAGGCCAGAACACGTGCTTTGACCGGTTTGATGGTCGCGCCTTTCTGATGGGTGCTGGCGTATATAACGTTGGTACCAACTGCGACAGCATTTGCGCTGACATCCATGTCCATCGAATTGCGCAACCGGGCAGTATCGACAAGAATTTGCCCTCCGCGTGCGGTCTTTTTCCAGGGCGTGCCATCTGGTCCACGGCTGTTTTCGAACCGAAGGTCGATATTGAGCAAAAGGGCATTGCCAATGCCTTCAAGCAAAGGGCGCGTGTCGCCTGCTGTGGCGAGAAAGTTTGTAACCTTTGCACCCATGCGGCCAAGATCACGGTAATCGACGGAAATGCTGATACCGCTCATAGGAAATCCTTTCCGACAAACACGGTATCTGGAGCTGAAAAGACAGCTTTGCTGCGTGATTGGCTACCAATATCAATGTCACCGGCTGCGATGTTTTTAAGCAGCTTGATTGCGTTGTCGTAACGCTTTTCCACTTCTTCGGTTGAACGGCCCGCATACAGGCGATACCGCGCAAGATCACAGCAGACCGACACCAGAACGGACGGCGGCGGAGAGACTGGCGTATTCATCCGGGACGCAAGGTTTGCGTCGATAATGGCACTGGCATCATCAAGCGCAACAGACATAGAAGTCGTATTGATCGTCTGAGCGGTTGGATCGTTCTGATTGGTTAAATCGATCAACTCGGTCGTCGTAAAGCGTGCTTCCATGTCTGTCGCGGTTGCGTAAGCCATTTATTTTCACCTTGATAAGTTTGAACTGCCGACCGGCCGTGAAAGCAAATGGTGCCGGTCGGCAGTTCGGGATCAGCCTTCGTTTTTAATGATTTTCTGCTTATGAAACTGATCCCATGCCTGGTCGCGCAGGGAAGCCGTGACCGTAAAATCAATCCCGTCGAAGGCTTGCAGGGTTTCGGTTTTGGGTTTGCCCGAGCCTGTAAACAGATCGGCCTTATCAGGATCAAGTTTGTCAATTGCGGCGACCAGGCGCTCAAGCGCGCTTGCCGGTTCGTGTGCCGTGTCCGGGGTTTCAGGTGTTGGGGCAGCCGGTTCGGCAGCTTTGTCGCCTGCCGGTTCGCCAAGAAAGCCGGTGCGGACAAGCGGTGCTGCCTGTTCGGCGGTCAATTTCACCATGCCCCCGGGTTTGTATTTTTTGCCGTCATGGTCAACGGCAATCAGAACGGGATAGGTTTTCATTGTCCTGTTTCCTTACCGAATGAGATCAGGCGACGTTGGAAACAAGGAAACCGGCGTGGTTCGCCACAATCAGTTCCTTGACTTCTTCCCCCGAGCGGATCAGTTCCCCGCCACGAAGGCCCATCTGTGCCGCAATTGATCCGGCGACTTTTGTGCCGTATTCTGCGGTCATGCCAAAGGTGATCCCGCCTGTGGTATCCGCACTTTCATCAATGAACTGACCGGCAAGGATGTTACCCCAGGCGCGTTCAATAACCGGCGTCTGCCCCGGCTTGGTGGTGTTAACCCGCGATGCACCGATATGGATTTTCTGGACCTCGAACAGCTCGGCAACGGCTTCTTTGCCCGCCGCCCCGGCATCGCCGGAGTTGCGATTGGTGGCCTTGACGATTTTCGGATGCTGGCGCAGGGCTGACCAAGCGACCTGACCAATGGTAAGCTGATTGGGTCGGACCAGACAGGCATCAAGCATGTCCGAGACTTCCTTGATCGGGTCGGAGCTTGGATCGGTGAACATGGAAGCGCCCGATAGCGCCTTGACCAGCCCTGCCGGATAGTTGGCAGGATTGGAAATCAGGCCTGCAACCCGCACTTCACGGCCCAGCATCACGATATTGGTGGCGCGTTCCGTTGCGCGGTCGCGCGGGTTGTACCCGGCTTTTTCGGCTTCTTCGATGGTGGGCTGATCAAGCGGAATGTCGATGCCGAAATCCTCGACTTCGTCATTGCGTTTCTTGCCTTCAATTTCGACCCGGTTGGGCGCGGATCGGCGACCGACACGGGTGTCGGGCACGGAGTAACCTTCGGCAAGATCATATTCCTGCCAGATCGGAAGAGCGTCGTG